TGTTTCCAACCAACAGATCAAAGTCCTTGTTGTTGGCATCAGCACCGCCAACGTAATCCTTTACAATCACCTCGCCTATAGCTCCGACCACATTACTAAGACTACCAGTTATGCTGCCCTGTAGAATACCTACAGAGGCGGCTTTCTTTTTGGCACGGGCTATTATATCAGGCGTTATCTTGATTTGTATCACTGTTTGTTTCCTTAAGACTATTGGCTAATGTAGTCATAAAAGTAGACTGGGATGCCTGTAGCTGGGCCATTCTAAAGTTTAGCTTCTGTATTTGATCACGGACATCCCGTATCTGCATGACAGTATACTGATCTACAAGCCCCATGTCATCTACCTTGTATTCTACTTCATCTATAATAACTACATTCTCTTTATCCGTCATCTTCTTCTTCCTTGTCTCTAGGTAAGTATACTAAAACAAACGCCCCACAGTTTGAGCAATTAAGGTTGGTGACCATAGAATGATCTGGATCATCATCCTCTGTATCATGGTCACCGCCCCAAGTTAAGGCGTATGTACAGTGCCAGCAATTCATGCTGCTGTCAAGTCCACAACTTCACAAACCCCTGCAGTACAGGCAAGTTCACGAGAGCCGCTGGTGTTATCTTCCTTTTCAAACTCTGTTAGTTTGTTCCAGTCAATATGTACCACTTCCATGCGTTGCTTCCACTCAAGGTACTCATCAGGCTCTATGTCTTGATAGGGTGCCTGTTGGTAAGTGTGGTCACTGTGAGGAAGGAAAGAAACTCCTGACGCTACATCAAAGTTCTCATACACCCACGCTCCTACGTCCATCCACTCCGATTCCTTAACTGATACAGTAATAGACGGCTTGTGTTCGCACCAGTGTAAAGCGTAGGTCTTCCATAACTCCAGTTGTTCTATGGCTGTAGTTTGTGTGCGAGTAACTGCTCCTTTGGGAGACTGCATTGGGAAGCTGAAGACTGTTACATTGTCTGGCTTCATCACATCTCGTTCAGCAGGTACCCCACTGTCCACAAGAAATTGTGTCAGGGGGTCTTTGTTGTCACCACGAACAGTACGAATAAAGTAATCGTTGTGTCGTGCGTGAATACCACTAGCAGAGTCTGTAAGTTGAGAGACAGTTCCGCTAGGTTTAACGCAGGTAATCGCTGCACTAACAGGTATACCAAGTAACTCTGCATACTTACGGTTTGTTTCTATCGCTACTTCACGCATCTGTTGTAGCCATATCTTACTGTCAACATTCTTGGACAGGACAGGATGATCCATGATACCTGTTAAGGAAACCCCAAGTAGCCTTTCTTCTTCTGTGTTATCCTTCCACACTTTCCTAAGATATTTGAAGTCAGTCAGGGTAGACTGCATAGTTCCAAGAATGGTAGCTAGTCTAACCTTATCCTTGAGGGACTCTAGTGTATCGTTTTCACGGACAACTATTTCTGACAAATTACAAAACTGGTATGGGCGTAACACGATCTCACTGCAAGGGTTCGTACCCCACATGTGTCCTGTCTCTCTTCTACCGTTACGAGCCACTTGCTTTTCAGCAGCCTCACGATTAAACATGCCACGCTCACCGGACTTACTATCATACAGAGCAAGCCACTCACGCATAAAGGTACCCATCTCAGGCTTTGTCTTGTAGGCTACAGAGTTGTTAGCCAACGCACGTTGACCTTCTGTTTCCCACCACTGCCCAGCTTTGGCGTGACGCATCTGATCGTCATTTAAATTAGATAGGCTAATCAGGGCTGACCTGCGAACACCCCCTACAACAACTACCTCGCCCACCTTACACATAAGGTCGTGGCACTCAATAGGAAACAACCTACGTCCAGCAGCCTTCTTGAATATTTCTATGGTAAAGTTAAACAGATCAATCAACGGCTGGGGGCCACTAGCTCTACCGCCCATGACTTTTAGCCGCGCACCTGCAGGGCGAATAGCAGAGGTATCCCAAGAAGGAACCTGCCCCGCGTAAAGCAGTGCAACCAGTTCACGGTAGGCTTTAGCCCATCCCGGCTTACTATCTGCTACATTAATTACAGTGCTAGAGGTGCTAAAATTGTCAGATACTACAGGTAGCTTGTCAACGTTTTCCCTCTCCACACTAAAACCAACACCAGTGCCACACATCAATATGTACATGCACTCATCAAATGAACGGGGGCTATCAACTGGAATGTAACTACAGTTGTACCCACATATATTGTCACGAGCCAACGCTGGCCCTGAAGTCATCATTGCCCTCATGGACGGCATAACTTGAAGACTAAGAACAGCCTCACGAACCTCACCCAAGTCTACCCTGACGTTACACTTGTCCTCTACCTGACTCTGCATAAAGTCAATGTAACGATCTACAGTTTCATCCCAATTCTCGCGACGCTCTTCTCCGTCAATCCAACGAGCATAGCGTGACTTGTGAATAAACTGCTGGTATGGTGTAGGTAACATGTTGTTCATGTTCTTATTCTCCCTTTGTTTCGATTAGTTTGGTTAGGTACCACTGTGCTTTTTTGAGGTCTTCAACTCCGTTTTTGTAACGGTATCTCCAGAGGTACTTGATGATGTTCCCTTGTAGGTAGTACTCAAACCCATTGTCTGTCGCCGCTTGGATTGCCTCAATGCACTCGACACCTGCTTGATTATAGTGTGGCGGCTTGTTGACGACATCATCATCCCTCATTCTTTTTACCATGTATTCTTCGTGTTTCATTGTTTTTTTCCAAAATTAACTTTAATTACATTGTTACAATGTTGATTCTTCAACTCTTCTTCTACCTCTTCAATCATAGATTCTGCAACAAGGTTAAACTTTATTGATGCTGCACCCTTATCATACACATCCTCAAGGTCTTCTCTAACCGTTTCCATTATACCCTCTTGTATAATCATAGCGGGGTTGTAGTCAGAGTCATCCTCGTAGGTTTTATCTGTTGTATCGTAAGCAGTCAGGGTAAAGTTCTCTTCATCAAGGGGCTTAAGTATGATGTAGTATCTGTCTGGTAAAAGGGACATCATCTCCACCTGCTTTTGTATCTCAATATCGTCGGTCATTTTTTTACCCACTCCATAGGAATAGACCCTTCGGCCCACTCAAAGTTGTATCTTGCACACCAAGCAGCATACGTCGTCTTGCTTCCTTTGTAAATCTTATTCTTGGCATTCATAAAGACAAACCGAATATCTAAGTCAGGATGTTGTTTCTTCATCAATACCATCTTCACCCTGTCGCCCTTATCTAGGTGACCTTTAGCTTCTACGTAGATGTTTGTTTCTGGGAAGTAAAAGTCGGGGGTGTAGTGTCGAGGGGCAGGTATGTATTCAAACTTATCTTGTTCGTAAAAGAATGTAATGTTCTTGGACACTAGAGTCCGTGCTAAGTTAAGTTCAAACTTAGACCTGTATTTTACTTTGTTATTCAAAAGGTTACCCCTATCGATATTAATCTTTTTTCTAGGTACCCTGCCAGTTTGGGTGAATACTTTTCTATGTTGGTAAGTTCTTTTGTCAAAGGGTGCATCGGCACACATACATACGCTCCTGAAAATGACGTTCTACTAATATGTTGTAGCTCAGTCTCTACCTTCTTTATGTCTCGTGCTTCTGTGTCAGAAACTAAATAACCATCCGTACCATAGTGATTAACCAGAGTTAGGGGTAGTCCCTTATTGTGCAACCGCAAACGAGTTACCCTACGTTCTCCCCCGTTGGCACTGCTGGACTCTATATACACATGACTAAGGTCACTGTTTAATTCCATGAGTTCTACCTCATAATCCTTAACAAACAAGTACGGCATCCTTACATTTCCTTATTTTTAAGTTTGTCGTACCACACCAGCGGTGGATTCTTTGCTTTAGAAGTAACCTTGCCGTGTAGAATAGCATCAGGCCAGCAGTGTGATCTGTACCCGCACAAGTTACACTGTCTGGGCAGAACCTTGTTACCTGTTCGTATGACTTCACCGCTGCGCTTGTAAGTTTCAAACTCTGACTTGAACGGAACAAACGGTTCTACATCAGGGTCACTAAGAAACTTCACTCGTTCCTCTGCATCTTTTAGGTAAGCTTCTTTATCATCCTGCGACCAATCTGGCACTTCAACAATAGCCACCATACCACTAGACTTGTTAACAACGATCCATCCCCCAAACGGTAAGCCTGTAGCTTCCGCATAAAGAAACCCCTGCATGACATAGCCAAAGGGGTCATCCTCTTTTAGTTTGT